CTTTTTTTGCTACAAAAATCGTTCCCACTGCAGTTCCTGCTGCCGTTGCCACCGGTACGATCGTTTCAATATTGTCGGCCAGAACCGTCATTCCTTTTTGAGCCGCCGGCAAAAACTTCTTCAGAACAGGCGTCATCACGTCTGTCTGAAAGGTTCTCCCCAGTTCTTTCCACTGATTGGTCACGCTGTCATATTTGATAGATTTGATGCTTTCCATGGATCCTTTCACATTCTTATAGGCTCCGTTCACCTTATTCAAAGATGTGATAACTTTCATTGCATTGTCTTCTCCCAATGCACTCCATGTGTTACTTGCTATCGTCAGCGCTTCCTGCTGATTTTCCATGCTGGCCAGATCTGTGATCACTGACTGGAAAACGTCTTTCATCGCTAC